TTAACTCCATTGACCTGAATGGTCTTCTCGTTCACCACAATGTGGACAATATAACTTATACGGTTTCCATTCGTCCATAACTGCAATGCTCCAAAACCCATTGCACTCTGAGCAAGTGAAATGCCAGATGATTTCTTTATTGGGCTGAGGTTTATTAATCATGGATAGGTAAACTTATATATTCACAATAAACATTCTTGTCGTCACAAATTAAAACATTCGTCATTAGTTTGCAATCCTCAAGTGTCCCGCTCTGGTCGCACCTGAGTTTAACTAGGTTGTCTCGTGGATAGACTGTAAGACCAGCACAACTCTGTAGTAGTAGCAGTAGAGTGAAGATTATCATTATCATTATCGCTGGGTATTTCATACGGAGCCTCCGTCATTATCATTATTATTTAGATAGATTATAACCATCATTACTATTACCAACAGTGCTATTAAAGTATTCATACTCGTTGCGACCAATCCTCACTGAATAAACATAACCTTTCTTGACCGTCACATGTCTCATAGACAAACTGACTGGATAATATTTGTGTCACCTTTCCCGTGTGTTCTCTGTCAAAGTAAGGTTCTCTGTGAATTATCTTATCACCTACGCTCGGGAACTTTGGCTTCACTGTGCAATATATCCTGCTAGGGTTCTCAATAAAAACATTAACCCCATAGCATTCAGCATAATCAACGCACGGTCTTTCCATAGTATAGAGACCACCAACCACAAGGACACCCCTATGGTAGACGCTACAAGGTCAAAGACAGTAAACCCATCTACCCCTCTAACCGACATAGCAGATAGAATAAAGATACTTGCTACCCACTTAAGATACCAATCAGCAGTAAACTTTTTATGCTTCTCTTTCATATTAGGAAAACAATCCCGCAATTAAAAGATAAGGCAAACCTAAAAAGAATATCATGATAGCATACAAGCCGTAGATAAGAAGTTCCAACCGTCTAAAACGATAGTCTCTTTCGTCAAATAACTTATCAATTTTCTTTGTCATGACACCATTATACCATATACATACCCACACTGACTAGAGGGTTTATTGAGAAAACCGTTCCATGACTAGGTCAAAAAGAAAGTCCTCGTGCTTCCGTGCTGGATTCTCATACATGTATTCACCTCGTGCAGCCTGACGAACATGTATCATTTCGTGTGAAAGAGTCTCCAAGAGCGGCACTCGTACACCATACATGTCCTTGCGGGCTAGTTCAACTACAATATCCTTACAATTATTTTCGGTATCTATGTCATTACACGGATAACAACACCCCACGGCGTCTCTGAACTCGTCTAAGAACTGATTATGCACAATAATATCCAGTCGTATGTTATCGTGTTTATCCAGTCCTAGTATAGGAATAGAGTGCAGAATAAACTCTTCTATCTTATCATGCTCTCTCACTTCTCCCCCGCGAGGGCCAGATATATCAATTTTAATACTCATATTTTTCCTTTCACGGGGTATTTTTTCCCGAGAATTTTTTTTGGTTGGTCGTTATAAAGCCGGTCAAAGATATTCACTAGGGGGCTTGAGGCCTCTCTCAGATTTTATAGGAGTCCCAAAACACTGTTTAAAGGCCCTCAGGCTGAGTCTAAGAGACCTTGCGGTACTCTACTATATGACCTTTCGCGCCGTATTTAATTGCAACAGCGGCCGCGTCTGCGAGCTTCAGCGGTGTTTTTGACCGTAGTTCTAACTCGTAGGAGCCATCTATTGTTATAATCTTAGGATTTATAGTATAAATTTCGAATAAAGATTCACTCATCTTTTGATTTATTATCCTTGTAATGGGCGCTGATACGGGCCGGCAATACTAATACATCATTGCAGAATTCACAGCAGCGGCCGTTGGTGAATAGGGGATAGGGATTGTGACCCATATCCAAGAGGTTGTCATCACATATGACACATTGTTTCATTTCATCTAATATCATAGTCTGTATAGTAGCACATATAGCGAGGCGCTGTCAAGGCCTATTATGTGACCCTCTGAGACCCTTTGTTTATAGGGGTTTCAGAGGTATGCACTGTTTTGGTGCATAAATTGGTCTTGAGAACCACCCTATCCAATCCTTAGATGGCTCTCAAGATAACATAATATGTGGGAATCTCTCTCATGTTCCCGCGACCTTCTCGGTAGATAACCCCAGTGACTTCATTTATAGTGAGAGATTGTCACGATAGGAGTCTCTCACAGGCGCAATCCACGGTCATATCCACTGGTCAATACCGTTTCATATACTAATATTATACCACAATCGTCCATTCTATACTAGGCCCTTTCCTATATTAGTAGGGGCAATCAGGAAGATTGTCGTATCGAAGCTTTATTAGAGTGTCGATCAGGGTGTCCGTATCTAGCTTATTAGGGATTTTATCGATACCATAGTCGGCAATGTCTTTGATTACCAGCCATATATCCTTATCCGCCAATGCACATACAGCATCAGTGATCGCATCTATGTTGTTGTCATTTACTATATTACTCATTATGTATACAGTATATCAAATATGCGGAGGCATTGTCAAGTATTTCGTAACCTCTGAGACCCTTATAGGGCGGGCTATAGGAGAGAGCGCCTCTTATAAAGCACTCTTTTTATCTACGGGGAGTAGTATCGACCTTTTCCGTTTCCCCATCTCTGGCCGTTACATTCAATTCATTTCATAATTTCCCATTTACTAAGACATTATAGCAGAAGCTTGGGTGCATTGTCAAGGCTTTTTTACCTGTCGTAGCCGTATTACAGGGAGGCAGAAGAAGCGCGCAGAGCTCTCGAGCTTCTCAAAATCCCTCCGAAATGCCTTGACTCCTAACTAAATATGTGCTTAGCCTCCCCAAACAACACGCCCTGTAAGCAGAATTTCACCATTATCACCATTAACCATTCTGCGTATTATTTTCCATTATCCTCTGTATATCTCGGAGAATAAATATTCATTATGGACTTCTTGCCCTTCGAAATATATTCTGCACCCTTTCCACGGGGAAAATATGGGCGCATATGGGAGATTCCGAACTATCTCAGTGACGAAGAATTGTGGAAAATCACTGATAATATTACTTTGAATCATACTCCTATATCCTCTGACATCTATCCGAATAACTCTCATTATGTAGACCACACTAATAAATCTCTATCCATTCTCGCCGCAGCTACTGAGATATTCCGTTACCACTTAGAGAATAATGATATAAACGCTTCTTATGCCTTTGGAGGTCTTGAGGGCCTTGAGTCTCGTAAGTTTATGCTAGATGAGCGGGTTCAGGGTAGTCCTAAAGGCATGAGGGAGTATCCGCCTCATACAGATGGTGGTAAATTCCTGACTTGTTTAGTACCGCTGAGTCCTGTAAAGTCTGTTCCGACTTCGTTCTTTGGCTTAGATAATAGAGAGAAGGTTGTGTCTATACCATGGAAGGTTAACCATGCTTATTTGTTTTGTTCTAGTCGGGAGTATTCATGGCACGGATATGCTGGAGATAAGAAGCACGACAGATGGGTTCTTAATGTGAATTTATTTCAAGATGATTCTTAACAGTTTTAAATCGTATGGTGTTTATTTCTAGGTTGTTATCCCATTCGAAATATATGTCTATGGCCATTGAATATCGCGGGTCTTGTCCAGTGTTTTCATAAACGGCATGGTCTAAGTCGCAGGTGAATATATGAATATCACCCACCTCATTCTCATGCATTCCATAATCCTCATACCATGTTAGATTATATTCACCGCCGAGGAATATATTTGCATTGTAGAACATATGGCGTCTCATGAATTCATGCTGTACCGTTCTGCCATGATAGTGGAGTAGGAGTTCTTCTCCTACTGATAGCTTATTGCCCCAGCACTGGAGTATCATATATTTCCATTCCCTGAATTCAGGTAGATTAAATAATCGTTGTTCTATATTGAGGTGTTCGAGTGATTCGTTATATAGCCAGTTGTATACGGGATAGGTTGCAGTGAGCCCTTCGTATCCAGTGTTCTCACCGCGAGGCACATTGTCCTTATCCTTTTCGAATACGGATATGATATGCTCGCATTCTTCGGGTGTTAAAAATTGTGGATAAGACTTGTGATATCGTTTATTAGCTGGTGGTCTCGGCATCTTCCCATTCTATATCTGCTTCAAATGCACCGCTATAATCCATTTCTGTATCTACAGTGTATTTCTCATACCCATGTTGATTATAGTTCCTAGCATTCTGCCTATTCTCTAATGCAGCCAGCCTATCTTCAATTTGCTCTAGTCTTTCTATAAGGTGTGGAAATCGTGTTGCTTGCTTCTGCTCAATCTTTTTAATCTTAGTCAATAAGACTCTATTGCTTAATACTGGTGTAGTCATAGATTTATTTTAAATACTCCTATCATGCTCACTAAAAATAAGATAACACTTAATCCAAAGATTATCTTAACTGCTGTGTTCATTATAATACCCACCATCGGAGATATTCGTCTTCTTCAAGATTATCTGTATCTCCTTCAAAGGTTATCCAACTTGCTTGCCTAGAGATATCTCTATACTCATGTTCCTTGTGAAACAATGCAGATTCTTCGTCACCACCTAGTCCTCTCCAACCATAGCCATCTACTGGTGGATTGAAGTGTGGTCTGACATTCTCTTCCCATAGTATATTGCGCTGTTCTTGTTTTTCCCAATCGTTAGGTGCATATGGGATATTGACACCGTGTGCATGAGCAAGATAAAAGAATTTGGGTTCTAATTCACATTCGAACCATTGCTGAGCACCATATGGTGTGGCGTCATAGTCCTCTATTATTTGTTCATAGTTATCTTCAAACTCATTATATATCATTCCAGCGGTTGAGGAGGCAACACCAATATAGAAAGGTGACATATCTGATTCTTCATTCCACCAATTATCAAACTGCTGAATTGGGTAGAGGTCATTCTCTAATATTAATATTTTATCTTCAGCTGGAATAGATTTAGCAGCGTTTTCTGTTTTTCCTTGTTCAGGGACGGATTCCATGGACGGCATTGCCATCAAGTCTCGTCCTACTGTGGGCGCATTCAAGACAACTACTTTATTATCTCCATGTAATTGTCGTTTTGCTGCTTTAAAGCAGTTCATATATGACCAAAACCCTTCAAACTTATCTGCATCATATTCAATGACACGACAATGCCTTTCGAACATGGATTTATCTATGTTGGTTAATACGAACAAGTCGACTAACTTAACCCCGTCATGGGTATACCATGTTCTCTGAACGGAGAATGAATCGGATAGTCGATTTACATCATCTACCGACCAACCACCTTCTCCACAATATACATAAAAACTAACTACTGCATTCATTTTATATTTTCACTCCTAATAATATATTCATTCATTTATTTAGTTTGTCTAAAGAGCACCCTTTAGAATAATATTGTCACTTCCGTCAGCATTCTTATCGTTTAGCACACAAACTTCTTCAAAGTTATTCTTCCCTTGTGCTGCGCCTCTTGCTACAGCATTATTGAGCTTCGTCCCTATAAGACAATAGCCACCCATATCTTTTGCCCATTGCAGAAGTAAAGGAATGGGTCTTTTATGTTCTCCGCCCCAATTATCTTTGCTGGTTTTTCTATATTCAGGTATCACTAGCATTTGCCTTATCCATATATTGTTTTCAATACGACAATTAATAGAATATCCAAACCAACACTCCTCTACATTATCCCACATGCCGAATGCATATTCATAGGTATTGATTCTATATAACCATTCCTCTTCTGATAATGACGATAAGAATATTCCCGTGCCTCCTTTAAGCTTTGGGCCTTCAATTAATTCCATTTCCATTAACCATGGAATATCTTTCTCTTGGAGCTTAATTAAATTGTATCTATCCATCCTGTGTATATGTATTTCACTCCTTTTAATGGTGGGTTTCCTCTATGCTGGTGAGTGAATCCACTGGGCCAGAGTAATAAATCTCCTTGTGCTGGTTTAATTCTTAAAGATTGATATAGAAATTCCAGTTCACCACCCTCTTCAACATCATTTAAAAAGACTGCCCATGCAAGTATTGACCTGTAGCTGTCTAACTGATTAGAATGTTCCATATGCCAGTTATGATATCCTTCGGTCATTTTGGTCTTTTGCATTTTTGCACCACCTACACCTATCCAACTATATTGTCCTTGTATTGGATACTTTCTAAGGAATTCAGGCATGACCTCATTGTTAACAATATCCACTATTGGTCTAACTACTGGTAATGAACTAGGTGGTATTGTTTGGTGAACAATAGCTTCGTCCTGAATATTCAATGCACTTGCTCCCATATTGTCAAGTCTGTCTACTGTCATTCCAGCTTCTGAGGCTTCTTCAAATATTCTAATTGCGTCTTCACATAGTTCTCTAGGGACACAATTCTCAAAACGATATATGTGTTCACCTAAATCATGTATTTCCTTTTGGTCTTCAGCCCTTTCAAAATTTACTGGTCTTGGATTCATCGTAGAGGTTCCCTTTGTTCAAACCACCGCAAGAGAATATACACTCTGATATATGCAATAATGGTCATAAAGAATGTGACCATAGTTCCTGCTATAAATGTGCTCTCTACTAACATAAAGTCTATAAAAAACCACAACAATAAGAGATTGAGTGGGTAGTTAATAATCAACCCAGTGAATACTGTTGCAGAAACCTGCTTATGGGTTTTCTTGTGTTCTTCTATCATACTAAAATTCATTTCCTTTCCTTTTGGTGGAGCTGATAGGAATCGAACCTACGACCTACTGGATGCAAACCAGTCGCTCTCCCTACTGAGCTACAGCCCCATATCATAACCAAATGTTTCATAATCTTCTCTGTAATATTCTTGCACGAGTTTCAAACTCTCTTCTGTCCAGTCTATTGGTGTACGGGGTATCGCATATCTTAGTTGTGGTTCTATGTCTAATGCTTTCCATATTGTTTTGTCTTCTAACCTATGCCATTGTACTGTTGGGAAATAGTTTTTGTTTAAACCAAGCATTTCTACCTGTGTATATCTAAACATGGTATTATCAATCATTGTTGTTGGTCTCATATAATTACCATGAACTATGAACTCTTTAACAAATTGATTAAACTCTGTATTGACCCAAGGGATACCATTTTCACTTGAATAAGTTAATATCCTATGCAGACTTTCCATTCTATCCTCGGGGTGTCTCACTGTTGCATAATATTTGTAGTGAGGTCTCAACTTTTTTAACTCTTCAAAAGTTGCATGTTTCTTATGAAACTCAACTGTGCCTCTCATGCGTTTACTATCTAATGTGTTAACACTTCTTAATGTCCATATTGCATCAGGAATCGACTGCACCATCAGCTGTCCTTTAAACCCATGCTTTTTTATAAGTGCATGTTCTACACTGGTTCCGCCTGTTCTAGGTATGTGAACATATCCTATAAGTGCTTCGTCTAATATCATTTGCAAATCTCATGTATATAATATAGTCCAATGTGATACCAAAATGTACTTAAATAACTCATTTGAATACTATCTTTGCCAGTCCCAGTTTGTTTCTTCGGTCTATCTCTACTCTAACCTTCGCTCTGAGCTTAGGTTTGATGCCCTCTTTGTTATATGCTTCAATTAAATCTGCATTTGATTTACATTTCATATAATCGTGGACAACACTTGTTTTGCCTGTCACACGGTCATATTGATTTGATGATTTACTAAATTTAATCGGTGGCATCACTCTCCTCTAGTTTAATGTCTATTGGTAATCGAATAGCGTTCTCTATATATAAATCGTTTAACTCCTCATTAGGGATTGGCTCACCGAACCATATTGCAAGACAATACCTTTCTCCATACTGTATGGGTTCAACAGTGTGCCAAACTTCTGTTGAATTATTAAATGCAACTATGGTTCCTCTTTTAGTTAAGAATCTATGGCCACCGACATTGAGTTGACCACCTATGAAATGGTCGTTTAAGAATACTATTGCTGTCCCAGTGTCATTATCATCAGCAATGTCCATATGCCAAGGGAAATGACTGCCCTCTTCATACTTTATTATCTGCATGTAATTGATTCTTCCAAATGCCCACCCTTTGGGTAATGCCCATTCAATTCTTTCTAGGATATAATCTCGCTCTGGGCCGGCATATACATTGCAATGTATTTTACCACCGTGTTCATAAGCGTGGTTTTGACCGTCAAACTCTTTATCTACTGGTGTAAATTTACTATCGGCGATTGACTCTACTTCAACGAATGGTATTTCATTAAACACATTTATTATTTCATCACATATCCACCCTTGTAATACTTCGTCATGAATAACCATAAAGTTACCACTATTCTGTTTTGGTTGATCGGTCTGTGTGCCTGTTACGGTTTGTTTGGGCATTATTTTATCCTCGGGTAATAGAACATAACTTGTGAGTATCTATAGTTGTCTTTGTATACATTATAATCTGTTATATATGCACCATGCATTTTATTGCCTGTGAATAGAGCTGCACGATTAAATTTAGCTGGTATGATATGTTTTAAATCCATCATTTCTTCTACTGGTTGTAGTAATCCCTCTTGTTCCATATTTGGAACCCAACCCGCTTCATATACTGCAGTTCCACCATTCTCTTGTTTATCAAGATAGACTAACATATTAATAACTGCTTGATTGTCGGGGTCTTCAAAGTTTCCGTCTATGTGTGGGTAGTGTTGCAAGTGAGGGTCAAAGACATTAATAGTCTTGAAACAATTAACCTCTATATCATCTCGGTATTCATAGTCTCCTTTCCACCATTTCTCTCTACATATTTCAAGGATTCTCTCATTTGCGTTTCTCCATAGTCTTGTAGGGTGTCCTACCTTATCAACTATCCTTGCATCAATATAATCTATTCCATTAGGTGATTGTCTTTCTTCATTGTATTTCCATAATGGAATATCTCTTTTGGAGATATGAGCATAGACAGCTTCAGGGTCTTCATAATAATTGTCTATTGTGAAACACTGTAAATCTTCATGCCATTCAATATCCCATTCCTCTGAAGCTTGCTTGTATAAACTGTCGATACTATAGAAACTCATATGACAACTCCGTCCCTTCTTCGTTATTGTTTATAGGGCTGTTATGTTTTAAGTTAAATGATATTGCAACTCGTCTAAAGTCACCTTCCTCTCGATTGATAGAATGAAATACATTACTCGGCCACATAAAACATTCTCCTTGAGTCGGAGTGATTTGTATATCTTGGTGATTGCCCGTTTGTCCTATAGCCACTGTGTTCGGCATATGTTCTTGTTTCATTTCGTCTCTTTTATGTCCCCAACTAAATTGTGATTGAATATTTGGACTGTGGAAATTTATGGGTTGGCCACCGTCATTCACTGGATAGTATGTTCCACTGACCATTGAGTCTTGGTGATTATGTGGTAGGTGGTCGAGGTCTGCTTGCCAAACACTAACCCAAGAGAATAGGTGAATATCATGTCTGCTTAAATTAGAGACTTCCATATGCCATTGGGATTGAATGAAAGATATGTAAGTATCTTTAACTTGATTTGCAAAATCTTCATACCAAGGAAACTCACACATTTCTTGTCTTTGTTCTTCAAAGAAATAGGTTGTGTAATATCGTCTTGGGTCGTCTTCGAATTGTTTGATTTTATCAATCAGTGATTCACAATCTTTTGCCACACCTTCATGTGGTAAAAGAAGACCACCTCTTAAAAAAGGTGTGGGGAATATGTAGTCAACTACATATGAGAATGGTTGAAAACTATTCTCGTTATTGATTATCGGGGGCTTCATTCTTTATCACTTTTTTCATGTTATAACATTATTTAGTCGTCAAAGTTCAGTCTTCAAATGAAACTACTATCTCACATATATGGTCTGTATCATTACAAAATTCTTTTACGAAATCTGAAGCAAAGAGTAATTCCTCTCTGCTTCTGACTTCTAATCTGACAACATTTCTGTTATCAATTTCGGTTGAATTGCTTTTGACCAATTCATCGGTGAGCTCATTACGATTTCTGAATTGTCGTAAGAGGCTTACTCTTTTGGGCTTTCTGTCGCTTCTTCACCTTGTATCGCATTAGTTTCTTCATCGATGTAATCGGCAGCTTCCGCTACAACACCTGCTGTGGTATCACCCACAAATGCAGCTGCATCAACAACATCTTCTGTTACTGCTGAAACAATTTGAGAAGTACCAGTTACAACTGAATCAACAGTGCCTGTGACAACAGTTTTACCTGCTTCCCAAACTCCGCCGACTGTTGAACAACCAGCAATTAAGACTAGAAAACTTATAGCTATTAAGTTTTTCATATCTGTTCTTCCTTATTATTATTATTATTATTACTGCTCAAACTGAGCCAGTAGATTATTTGCACTCCATGTGCAACAATATAGTATTTAGGTGTTAATGGTTCTCCAAAAGCTCATTTAAATGGGCTGTGTGATACCAAATGTCATACATTATCTCCAGTGCATGAAGCACTAGCATAATAGACAATAGCAATGCACATATCTTTAACCACTTTATCTGATGTTTCACTCTTTATCTTTATCTCGTGGGAATAGACCGACACTTGGTCTTCTTGATTCATCCTCTAATTTCACTCCAACACCGACTGCTGGTTCATCTTTAATGGTGACATTCCTATAATATATAATGACTTCACCCATCTGTTTGATGTATCGTCTTAATTCTTGCATATTTGCAGACATGGCTTCATAGTCACCAATCGTAGTTGCAACAAATACGACGCTTCCACCATTCTTATCTTTAATGTCATCTAAGAATCTATCAAGATAAGTATAACCTTCTGGCCAATCAGGATTCTCTTTACCCAGTTTACAAGATTTGTCTTCATTTCTTTCTCTTATACCTTCCTCATTCTTGAGACAAGGATTGGCAATCTTTGCTTCAGATACAACATACCATTGTGGTTCAATCAAATTGATTTCCCTTGGTAATTGAGGTTGCATGATTTCAATCTCTATGGGTTTGGAAACTATCTCCACCTCTTTGGTTCCCATTAGGGAACACGAACTAAGGAGTGTTACCGCTATTAAGGCTGCTAAGCTCTTTGCTATCATCTTCTATACTCTTAAATACATCAGCTGTTCCTTTGTTTATTCGGATTTCAATTAAGCCCGGCCTTGCCTCTGCCAACTGATTTAAATTATGCCTACGAAATATATCTAAGTATTCGTTCTTCTCCTGCTCAATCTGAGCATTACGAGCTGTCATTTGCATTAAGGATTGACCTTGCTTCTCATATGACTCTTTCATCACTGCCATTGCAGCTGTCTGTTCTTCGATTGCAACTTCGAGCTTATAGTTATTTGCTTTCAGTGTTTGATTATCACTGTATAAGAAATAACTAAAAAGACCAAGTGCAACCAGTAAACCTATTAATACTTGTTGCATTATACTTCCTCTATTCGATAGTTTAATCCAGCTGCTGAACGAATCACTACTGGACTTTTATCGTTATCTATGAACTTGAGTTCATTTGTTGTTTGTTTTGTGATTTTTCGGACATCTTCAAAGTATTGGTCATCACTATCACCCCATTCACTATTGTAAGATACATGTATATTATATCTCGTAACAAAAAGAGACCGAACCCACTCATATAGGGTTCTCATTATTTTCTTAAATTTAAGATAAAACTTTCTCTTTCTTGTCATTTTGCCCATACTGTTATTTATAGCATAAGAAAAACCACCCGAAGGTGGTCTTCCCTAGAAAGGGCGGTTGGGTAATGAACCCAACTCTTATACTAGACTCATGTAGCCCTTAATCCTCTCTTTTTCCAACACCCCAATCAATTACGACTGGAAATCTTGGAATGTTATCTACTGACCTTTCGAAAAATCGACAAGTCACCCATGTTGGTTTCACTTCTTGTTCTAGAAGTTCTTTCAAGGTTTCTTGATTACCTCTAACACCACTATTAAATGTTTCTGTTCCGTCTGTAAGAATAAAGTGTTTAGCATATCCAGCCCAGTTACCTGAACCTTCTAATACTTCTACAACATCAAACTCTTCTGTGATAAACTCTTTTCTTTTAAGAAGATTCTTACTTCTCTTGTTGTCATATGGTGTGTCGTTACGAACCATTTGTCCTTCGTAACCAGCTTCTGTGTATTCTGAATACAGTTCGTCTAACTGTTCTTGGTCATTACAAACAGAAGTTTCAACAGTAACTATTGGAAGTTCAAACATTTGGTCTTCTATAAACATCATTCTATCTAGAAAATTATCTGTTCCCGCCATATCATATACATGATATTGAACTTTATCAAATGTTTCAATCTGTTCTTCTTCTGTTGGTTTTACTTTCCTAACAAGACTTACAATCTTTTGGAAGTCTGACTTTAATTCGTGATTGTAAAGCTCACCGTCTAAAATAACATCAGGGTACTCTTTAAAAAACGGTTCAAGTGCTACGAATATATGTTCACAAGTTGTAATCTCTTTACCAGCTCTTGTGTAAAGTCCGTCTTTCCTTGCAATGCACCTAATACCATCTAACTTAGGTTGACTAATACCACTTGATTGTGGTCTTTTTGTGTAGTCATGTGCAAGTTGTGGTTTAAACTTATCGTAGGTATCAATCTTTTTAATATCTTCAAAGTATTCTTTTTCTACTTTTTTATCCCAATCTGCATTAGCTTCTTTGACTGCTTGTTCAAAAGCAGTAGTAGCATTAGCTTTACCTTCATTCTTAGGGGTGGCTTCTTTCCAACCACTCTTAACTAAGTTACCTTCATGAATTCCAGCAATCGTTCTAGTTGCAGCATCTTTATATTGGATAGTCCATTCACGAACCTTTCCAGTTGTATCTCTTTTATAGAGGGTTGGTAAACTATTAATCATTTGTTTCTTAATTCCTTTAATGCATTGATTGTATCTCTTGCACAAGTGTGAACAATTCCAATACCACCAGCATCTTCCCAAGCTTTAATGTTCTTTGGTCTGTCGTCTATCAATACATTGCCCGGCAATGCATATGCAGCCTTCTGTGTTCCAGTAAATGTGCAGTTGACTACAACACTCGGGTCAACCCATTTAGCAGTCCAAGCTTTCTTGTCATAAACTACTAACTCTCTGTTTACTAAACCAGCAGCAGTCAAAATCTCCCATGGCAATCCAGTGTGCTTGATATATGCAACCAAGTCATACATGTCAATCATAGGTGGAAGATTTGCAAACATTCTTTTGTTCGTTAATTCTTCCTTTCTCTTGTCATAGTCGGAGTGACCTTTGTCGTCATTAGTCATAGGGTGACCAATATATTCCTCACAACCCTTCAAAAAGTCGGTAAGAACACCGTCCATGTCCACAAAAATATAATTTATCTTTGTATTTTCTACCATTCTTTGTAGAACCCTTCTTTTTCGTTATCGTTATAACCTTTCATGTAAATCTTTATTTCATATGGAGTTAATTCTGTCACCCTAGGGCCGTTATAGGTTCCAAGGGGAAAGTAGTGAGGATTTATACCTCGTCTATAATAAGAGTCGCAAGTACCTCTATCGTAAAGACCACCATTGACTGTATGTTTTTCTGCAATTCCTTCTGTATTATATGGACTCATAATTACTCCTTTTTTCCCATTTCTACATACATTATACTTAAAAATGGAAGGCATTGTCAAGGCAAAAAGGGCTGTTTTTCGTAAATATATGCCTCATTTTCGTCTATTTTTCCGTCAATTAGCACCTGTTTTAGGTGCATCATCTCATGAGCAAGGGTTATTTCCTTCTCATCGTCCATTTTGATATAAATGTCAATATAAGTCCTTTTTCCTAGGACTCTAGGGTACTCTATAAGGCCCTTTTGGGACATAGATGGGGGTAACCTCTTGATATGGACTATAGCGTCCTTAGAATCGACGCTAAGTGCCTTAGAATGCATTACTGCAAGGTCAAGTAATCTGTCTTGTTTACAGTAAATCTCCATTATCATACTCTAGTTCTTCGACTTGGTCAGGGTCGACTTCACAACCACAAAATGGACAATGACATACAACATAATGGTGGATATCCATTTCATGTTCTATATCACACTCTGATTTGCAATTTGAACAATAACACTTAATTATTTGAGATTCAGTCATGATAGTTTCTTTTCTCCTATCGCTTCAGTGAATAAATTTTCCATACTTTTCTTCTTGCCGTTGATAGTCGCGTATGGAAGTGGGTGTGGACTATCACTTAAATAAAAATCTAGACCCTCTATATAGACACGAACTTCTGCACTTGTATTGTCTATGCGAATGCTTCTAAAGATATGCTGATACCTCATACATTCTACATCCCAATCCTTTTCTTTGGGAAGATATAATTTAAATTTCTTCACCTACATATCTCTCTTTAAGATACTTTTGCCATAACCAATCAGTATATTTAGCAACATAGGCTTCTCTATCTAATCTATTTGGTGCTGATAATGGGTCGTTGTGTTCGTCACAATAGTCTAACCACATTCTTGTGCAGAATGATCTAAACGGTGCTTCTGTTCTATCCACCATGACTTTCGTGACTTGGCCAGATATTTTTGGGTCTACTGCTTGAAACATTACCCCTCTTCTCATGCCATTTTCTAAATTCATCATATCCGCCAATGGCTTCACCATTAACTCTTATTTGTGGGAATGTTCTTGCATTAGGGAACTGTTCAAGTAATTCCTCTCGTGTAAAATCTTCGTCTAATTGTTTGTATATAAATTGATACCGTTGTGTCTGACACAAGAACTTTGCTTTCTCACAAAATGGACATTGTGGTTTACCAAATATTTCAATCATATTCCCTCCAAAAATCATTTTCGAAGGCAACTTGAATTCCTACATGTATTGCACTATCAACAAGTATTAATACTCCAAACATAATCCAACCTGATATCATCTTCCTTGTCCTCTGTATGCTTTGTGTGATTTCTTTTTTGATTTGTTCATCGTTGACATTGATATCTTAGTTTTTCTACCTCTACCACCTTGTCCAATAGAAGATGCTTTTGGTGTAGTATCTCTTACATGTCTGAATAGTCCTGATTTTCTCATTGCTCTCCTGTGTTAAAGTTTAATTGCTAATAGTATGAATATCCCAAGTAGTGTGATTTCAACTAAAAACATTAGGCCAGCAAGAATGGTATGATACCATATCCACCTAGTCGCATATGCATTTTCTATTGATACTTCATCAGGGTCAGGTGAATATCTGTAAGACGGTTCATCTGTTATATCTCCCATGCCATGTAGTTTCTCTTCTACTTCTTGAATTCTTGTAACGAGTTCGTCTTCCTCTTTGCTTCCCCATAATATGTGATACCATTTTTTCATAACTTAAAGTCCGTAAATGTGTCGTCATCGACATCTTGTTTAATTCCACCAATGACATACGATTCTATTTCGGTCTCTTGTGGTGCGTTCTGTAATCCTCTACTCGTAAACCAATGTTGTGTCCATGGTAAAGGGTTATTAACACTGGATATATCATAAAGTGGTGATAATCCTAGCATTCTTAGTCTTTTATTTGCAATGTATTCTATATAGTTTCCCAGTAATGGAACTGATAGTCCAATCATTGAACCGTCTTTGAATAGGAACTCTGCCCATTCTTTCTCTTGTGTTACTGCGTCCTCATACATTTGATAAACTTCTTTCTCACAATCCTTCATAACCTTTGTCATGAGTTTATCCTTTTCGGTATTTTTATATGCTTTCAGGATATGCTGTGTTATGCCCAAATGTTGGCTCTCGTCTCTCGCTATCAACGAGATAATCTTTGCACTTCCTTCCATGAGTTTTAACTCACCAAATGCAAATGAACATGCAAAGGATACAAAGAATCTAATACCTTCTAAGATATTAACTGATATCAATGCAAGGTAAAGTGCCTTATATAAATCATAATCGTCTACTTTAAGGTTCAGTAATTTCCTTCTACCTAGAGCTATGAAATGGTCATACTTTGCAGTCACCATTTCTGCTCTCTTAACGATTGCCTCTTCTTGTAATATTGTATCAAAGATATCACTTGGGTCTGAATACACATTCTTGATAATGTGTGTATAAGACCTACTGTGTATCGTCTCCATAAAGTCCCAAGTGATAATACAAGATTCCAGTTCAGGGAGAGTCACAAAAGGTAGAAATGCTATGCTTGGAGCTCTACCCTGAACGGAATCCAGTAAGGTTTGATACCTCAAGTTTGAGGTAAATATATGTTTCTGTGCTTTGTTTAATGTCGTATAATCAGCACGGTCTTTCTGTAAGGACACCTCTTCGGGTCTCCAAAAGAATCCTAATTGTTTCTGTGTTAGTTTATCAAACACTGGATATTTGAATTCATCAAATCGTTGGGTGTTAAGTGGTTCTCCAAAAAACATTTTCTGTTTCGTGAAGTCTACTTGATTTTTATTAAATACTGTCATTATGCTGGTGTCTGTCTCGGGGTTTTAACTATTTCAGCGTTCTTGTGTTGTGTCTCAAAGATATTGGGGTCGTTTTCTACAACCTTTCCGTCCACTATTTGTTTAAATTCTTGATATCTATTAACGAAATCTGACTTTTGATGCACAGCCCATATTTCTTTATTGTGCCATACATCTGACATTAATTTCTCGTGTGATTTGAATTCCCAACTGTCTACATCTTGAGGGTGATATCTAGACCGTCTTCCATCAAATCTACAAGGGAAAACTGGGTCATTTTGTGCTCTAATATGCTGGGGTTGAGTGTCTGCTACTCGGTCTGCGCCAGGCATTGAAAGCATGTTAGTGGTTTTGTTATAAAAATGTAAAAACATATGATAACTTTCATTACCTAAAAGATACTCTCTCCAGTGTGCAACATTTGGGCCTTGATACATTAATACATCACCAACCTCTAAATCTATTCTCTTTGCATTCTTTCTTTGTCTAATAGGAACTGCTTGAGTATTTTCCCAAATTTCATTTGGAGTATTAATCCAGTCTTTACTATTATCAACCCATATTGGCCATGGTCTATTGTCGTCTGTCTTATAATCTAGACAAATTGTTGCACTGACTTCACATGAAGGTCTATCAGCATGTGCTTTAAGATATGCACCTCTTTGATACTTTCTTGTGTACGAATATGTTTCTTGAAGGTTAAGGTCAATTACATCTTTTAATGCTTCCCATAACCACCTATGTAATGCAACACCCATAGGTGAACACCACATACCATTTGATTTGTAAAATGAATCCTCGGGAGCTTTTTTATCAATGATTAACTCTTCTAACTCTAAATGTTGTGACATGTCAGGGTCGAGTTCCATTCTCTTCCATGCGTCCAAAGCCATGTTGATAATGTCTTTAGGAATGAAATCTCTTAATATGACATACCCCTCTTTCATGAATTTCCATGTTTCGGGATTAGTTGAACCAGCTAATACAGTCCCACCCTTACCTTTCTTAATGTCTTCTGAGATTGCGTTTTCTACAATATACTGTATCGTTCTGTCTTCAAATTGAACAGGCATCGCAGTCTTCCTCACTTTCTTCATTGAATGGGTCTCTAGGTAAATCTTCTAGAACCACATCTTCTACTTTACCGTCCATGGTGTTTTGGTAATAAGATGTTTTCCACCCATACTTATATGTAGTCAATAAATCTTTTGCCATAATAGATATTGGCACTTCATGATTATCATAGTTTTCGGGATTATATGACCAGTTTCCGCTGATTGCTTGGTCAAAGAACTTTTGCATGATTGCAACTACTTTTATATAACCATCATTATCTTCCATGTCCCACAACAATGTATAAAAGTTTTTTAACATTGAATACTGAGGGACAACTTGTTTAAGGGTTCCTTTTTTACTCTTCTTAACAGACAAGTGGTCTCTAGGTGGTTCTACACCATTCGTTGCATTAGAAACGACGCTAGAACTCTCTGACGGCATTTGTGCAGTCAAGGTTGAGTGTCTTACACCATGTTCTTTTATGTCTTTTCTTAAGGTTTCCCAGTCCATATTGTATACTGGTTTAACTAACTCGTCTACCTCTTGTTTGTATGTGTCTATTGGTAATAGACTGTCTGCATACTTGGTTCTATGGAAGTATTCACATGCACCTTTCTCTTGTGCAAGTTGATTGCTTGCTTTTAGAAGATAGAATTGGAACCGCTCTGTTAGTTCATGCACCAGTTTTAATGCTTCGGGGTCGTTATATTTAACCTTGTTTTTTGCAAGGTAATGTGCCAGTCCAATGTATCCTATACCAAGACTTCGTCTTGCTTTAGTAGATACTTCTGCAGCTATAACTGGATACTCTTGAAAGTCTATCAGTTCTTCAAGTCCTCTCACTGCTAAGTCACAAAGAGATTCCAGTTCTTCTTCTTTAACAATACCCACATTAATTGCACTTAATATACACAATGCAATTTCACCTTCTCCTTCTATATTTTGGATAGGGTCTGTGGGTAATGTTATCTCTTGACAAAGATTACTCATGTTTACTTTGTCTTTAAAACTACTGTGTGTATTACAGTGGTCTATATTCATAATGTAAATACGGCCAGTCTCTGCTCGTTCTTTTAATAAATCTGTTATGAGTTCTCTTGCACTAACCTTTTTCTGTGGGATAGAATATGCTCTCTCATACTTTTCATACAATTTGTCAAACTCTTCTGTCCCAAATGCTTCGTATAAGCCGGGCACTTCATGAGGTGAGAATAAAGTAATGTCTTCATTCTTTAAGAACCTTTCATAGAAGAGCTTACTGAATTGAATCGAGTAATCAAGTTTCCTAACACGGTTGTCTTCCGTGCCTTTGTTGTTCTTAAGGACAATAATGTCTTCAATCTCTTGGTGCCAGATTGGGAAGTGGACAGTTGCCGATCCACCTCTAACACCATTCTGTGTGCAACATCTAACTGTGCTCTCAAATTTTTTAAGGAAAGGGATAAGTCCTGTATGTTGGACTTCTCCACCTCTAATTTTGCTACCAATTCCTCGAATTCTTCCTGCGTTAATTCCGATACCCGCTCTCTGCGCAACATATTTTCCAATGGCATGGTCACTTGAGAAGATACTGTCGAGAGTATCGTCTGAATCGACAAGTACGCAGCTCGCAAATTGTCTAAGTGGTGTTCTAACTCCTGCCATAATTGGCGTCGGTATGTTAATTTTGAATTGACTGATCGCATCATAGTATCTTTTGACATAATCTAATCTTACCTCTTTGTCATAATTTTGAAATAGAGTCATTGCAATTAGCATATACATAAACTGTGGAGTCTCATAAACTTCTGCAGTTGACCTATCTTGAACCAAATACTTGTCTACTATCTGTTGAAGACCAGCATATGTAAAAGTTAAATCTCGTGCATGTTTAATATATGTGTTGCACTTCTCTATCTCTTCTTTTGTGTATTGATCTAATATATCTTTATCATATACACCCCATTCTATATTTCTCTGTATTATTTCATACAGTGGTGGATAGATTGTATTATCTTTCCACTTCGTATTAAACACCTGCTTTTGTATTGCAAACAATAAGAGTCTTGCAGCTACAAATTGATAGTTAGGATTGTCTAATGTTATTAAGTCATGTGCTGACTTAATTAAAATCTGTTGAATTTCTTTTGTGGTTATTCCTTCATAGAATTGAAGACCACTATTCATTTCTATCATTGACTCACTGACACCTGTGATGTGTCTACATGATTTTTCCACCATTACATGAATTTTATCTAAATTTATTGATACTTTTGACCCGTCTGCTTTGACAACCTTTATTCCACCATTCCCGTTATAACTCATGTTTTCTTATACTCCGTAAGTTTTGCTTTTGCTGAGAGGCCGTTGTAAGTATTCGAAGTAATTATTTCAACTACATCATCTGTTGTCAATCCACCTTGAATCATGTCATTGATATCTTTAAATTCAGATACCCGTCTATCATTCCAAATACAGACATTCCAACCGAGGTTAATAACTTCCTCTAGTTTTTTAATTATCTCTGTATTTCTTGGTTCGTTATCATAAATGATTATTGCGTTGTCTTTAAATTTAATATCTAATTTCTTAAAGTCACTACCACCAACTGCAATACTGTTGGGAAGGAATAAACTATCTATTGGCCCCTCTGTTACAAAGATAGTTTTTGAGTTGTCCACATTATTAATGTTATAGATGAGTGGAACATCATCTACGAATCTCATGGTTAAGTATCGTAATGGCGAGTCATTAATAGCACGACCACTTACACCAATCAAATCACCTTTAGTATCATAGAAAGGTATGACTATGCGTGGGTCGTTTCCTAAAACTCTATCTTTATACTTTTCAGATAAGTTTCCAAGAGTTTGAGCTTGTCTAACGAACCACAATTTTTTGATTTCTTCCGTAGGAATTTTCCTAGATTCAAGGTATTCCCTAGACTCGTGGTTTTCGATTGCACGAAAACACAATGCGGTTAAATCAACTTCCTTCATATTTAGAAGTTCTTTTCGCGGAGTAAACTTGAAATCGTTAGAACTTCTTGTCTTTTTTGCTCTTGGAGTTTTACCACTTTCTTTTAACCATTCTTTAATGTATTCTTTGTGAATAACGGGAAAATGGTCTTTGAGAAAGTTCACACTTGAGGTAGATTTACCACAATTATGACACTTGTATATGAAGTTTTGTTCCACGGTAAAGTGGAATCCCCGAGCCTTGTATTGATTCTTCTGTGAATCTCCACAATAAGGACAACGGTGATTTAATGTGTTCTCATTCTTCCACTTCGCCTGATCCAGTGAGGATAGGACTTGGGAAAGATACTTTCTTTCCAACCATAGCATATATAATATTATACTATAAAAGGGTGGTTTCTACAAGGTGGTTTTCCTGATATCGTCCATTTTCTTTTTCGGCACCTGTAGTATATATCGTTGTTCTACTACCTTGGGCTTTTCCTCTTCTACCCTACGAGCAATTAACCCAACAGAAGTGATTAGAAGAAGTATTGCCAGTGGGTCAAATACGAATATCAGAGCAAAAATGACAGCCCTAATGGCATTGTCAAGATACTTGACACTCTCGTCTTGACCGTATATTACTTCTGCAATATACTTGATTGGGCCTACTTCCCTTTCAAATCCTAGTATTTCTTGGTCAAATACAAACTTTTCTTCCTTTAATTCTTCTATTGTATCATATATCTCATCGATTTGTCCAGTGTATTCTTCTGTGTCTGCAATTATATTATCTTGTGAATCTGTGTTTTGTGTCTGCAGTCTTCTAATTTCTGCATTTGCTTCATTGATAACTGTCTGTGCTTGTTCCCTGTATTTGTCAATGTTATCCTGTTGTTTGCTTATATCACTTGCAATTCGTTCTCGTTGGTCTCTTTGTTGTTCAAACAATTCGTTTGCCTGTGCAATATAATCAATCTTCTCTACCTCTCCAGCATCGAATATAGTAGCTTCCTCTAGTCTTATTATTTCAACACCTTTGTTTCTTAATTCATTTACGGCAGCGTCTAAGATAGTCAGCTGACTTCTAATACTTGTTATGTTTCCTTCTGCATACTCAATATCACCCTGAACTCTCTCCCATGCACCATCTCTTATGGTTATTTGAGCATTAACTGCGTCTGTTATATCATATTGTCCTGTCCCTAGAGATTCTATCCTGTTCTCTAGCGTGAGAATCTTATTCTCTTCTCGCTCAATAATGTTTTCTATTCGGGTAATCTCTGACTGTGCAACACCAGTTGCATATGAAGTGTCTGAACTAGCTTTGGCAAGGTATCCAAAAATACCTAATGAGGTGATTAACATGAGAACAAACACGGAGAGTGCAAGGTAGTATTTCATGAAACCTAACCTGTCCCATACTAAGTGTAAGTATGCAGCGGTAACTATCTTTCCAAATTCTAGAACAGATGCCATGACTACGACACCAAGATATGCTCCAGCAAATATGGTTGCGAGACCAAGAATACTAAAGTATGCAGCGATGCCTGCAATGCTTAGGCTTGTGAATAGTGCTAACAGATTCAATAATTTCATCATAAATTATGTTAGTTCTATGACATAGAGTTTCTCATTAATATACATCTTCTGCACTCACAAAGACTCTGTTTGTTCCAACAAACCCTTCGTAAACAGAAATACCAAATACTTTAGTGACTTCACCTTTAATTTCTACTGCTGTTTTAGGTTTGTATAATGTTTCATCAAATTCATTCTTGAAACGGAGTCTATATGTCCCCTTGTGTAGGTTAGGTAAATCTAATGTCTCTGTAATAAGTTCAGGATTAAAGTTATCACTCTCCTTTAAATATCTGTAGAACTTTTCATAAAGTTCTTCAGCTTGTTCGTCAGAAAGTTCACAATGTTCCTTAAGTAATGCAAGTGCTACAGCGTATGAAGCAAACTGTGTTTTACCGAATGGAACTTTGTTGATAATCCTTTTTAAATTGAAAACTAATCTATGCAACATAGTAAGAGAGCTCTTTTCTATCTTAGTCTTTGGAACATTCTTTGTCCCGTCTGCAAGTGTCTTAATTCTCTTTCCTTTTGCGTCAATAAACCCAAGTTGGTATGCCTTTTGTTTATTCCAAGGTGTTACCAATAATTTGAGTATGCGAAAGACTATTAGTGTATCTATAATTCTCATACAACTATTTAGGTATTTTTAGAGTTCTCTTAATCGAGATGCTAGAGGTTCGTCTATTTTTATATCAGTTTTCCATGATTCATCTATATACCCTAGGTATAATAACATGGTCTTTATTGAAGTCCAATATTTGTCGTCTTTGATTTTAAAGTCTAGCATTCTCATGCATGGATCATAGCCAAATACATTAAAGAGACAAATAAGGTGGTTTAACATGAGTCTTTCTCTCATTTCACCATTCGTATGATAACGGTGTAGTAACCGTTTGAGATATCTGAACCTTCTTAAGTCTTCTTGGAAGTCCTCAACCGACTCACATTGTGGGTCGTCATAATGCTTCATTGCATATGCTTGAAAGTTCTTTGCAGTGATTTTGTCAAATAGACTCATAATATATTAATATTTAGACACCCCGAAGGGATAAGATATACGACCTCTGACTTGGCCTTCACTATTAAGAAGTAGGGCCGTATCTCTACGGGACTCCTCTCTTCCCTAATTATCTCTTGGTATTAGTCTCACCCTTTCTTCAAAGTGGGTTTAGACTAATGAGCCGTATACCTTATAGCAACCATTTTCTAGTTGCTCGTATCTCACATGAAGTGAGACAACCTTCTCTTCCTTTTCGATTTCATCGATTTCTGAGTCAACAGTTTTACCGATAATCTCTCCATATCTAGAGAAGTTTAAATCGAACTCACCTGATTCGGTGAATTCTAACTCGGCATCTGCAGACTGCCGATTTAAACCTAATTGACTAAGTTTTGCAGCCATTTGTTCAACTGCTGCTTGTGGGTTCATGTATTCTGATACTGCAGTATGTCCCAATATTGCATTAACCTTAGCCTTGACATCTGCATCATCGATGTCGTGAGGAATTTGCTCTGAACTTAGTCCAGCTGTGTCATGGTAATCCGAAGAACCATGCATTTCACTAATAAATGTTTTAAATGATTTTGTCATAACCTTACTCTATGTTTGCGACACCTACTCCTAAAACTTCTGCGTTAGCTGCAAAGATTTCATCTGATTGGGTTTTCCCAACAATCTCAACAGCACCACTCTTTAGAGTAAATGTTCCGATTAATACACCTGCTGAGGTTTCTACTGATATTAATCTATCAGTTGTTCCACTGTTGCACAGCCTAACCGCGGTAGATTTACCGAAGTTTGAGCCGTTCGTTGTGGAAGTTCCACATGCAGCTTCTGTGCCTAAAACTTTAACTTTCATGATTTAACTTCCTATTATGCTACTACTGTAATTGTTCCAGCAGTTGTTCCGATTCCAGCAGAAGAAGTAATGGTTGCGTTTCCACCACCAACTGTATCTACTATTGTTGAACCACCTGCGTGAGCTACAGCATTTGCACCAAAACTCAATACATCATCAGCATTAGTCGCAGCGTTTGCAGCTCCGATTGCTAATGAGAAAGTGAGTTGGTTAGTTGTTGAACCTGAAGCGTATACTAATACATGTGGGCCTCTACCTGATCCACTACCTTGGTTTCCGTTAGTAACGGATAAAGTAGGTGAACCTGTAACGGTAACAGCTTCGTTATAACTTACTGTTGCAGATAATGTTCCACCAGCACTCTTATCGAATTCTGTTGATACCCAATCTATAGCAGTAATGTCTGCTTGGCCAATATCTGTTGCAAGACCAGTATTACTTCCGACTGCTACTAAAAGTTCCTCTTGGGTTCTAGACCCTACAACTTTTCTTAGCACCCAACCGGCTGCACTTGCAAATGTATTAGATTTATCTGTTGCTGATAAGTATTTTGGTTTTGCTTCATCAGCGTCTGATACTCCCCATAATGCCATTTTATTTTCCTCTCTTTATGATGCGACTTTTAAAATATCTTTAAAAGTCTTTTTAAATGATTTTGCGTCTTTTTGCAATAGTCTAGTGTATTTATCACGAATGGGAGCCTTAAGAGTCATTAAAGCGTCATGAACTTTGATTGCATCTTTATATTTGACTTTAATCTTTTTCATGTCGTCTGTTCTGACTTCATCATTCCTTTTCGTGTCAGTAAACTTCCTTAATTGCATTAACATGTTTGCATCAGGTCTTAATTGCATTCCCTGTGCTTTACTGTTAAATGCATCGATAGCTCTATCTATTACTTCGTCTTCTTGAGCTTCAGAATATTTATTTCCTCCACCCATATTAGCAATTTTATCTATCTTTGCAAGAAGGTCTTTCTCGTTCTTTGCCTTTGCAACTGCTCGGGCAATCTTCTTATTACCAGCATCGGACATCATTCCGAAGTCTGCAGTCTTTTCCATAACTGCATTGACTAACTTAGCGTCCTTTACATAACCTAACTTCTTTAACTTTTCCTTAAAGAGCTTAGTTCTAGCGTCTGTAGTAAGAATTTTTTGAACTTCTGCTGCCGTCAACTTATCCATGGTAGTTCCCTACTTGTATAAGTGTCCACCGTGATATGCACGAGGATATTTAGCAACATAGTCTATGTATCTTTGGTCTGTGACATTACCTCTTGCCCCTTTTGCTGGTGCTTTCCAGCCGGCTGGTTTAAATATGTCACCTGTTTCTATTTCTATAAATGCATGGATAGAACCTGCTCTGCCCATTTCATGTTCTTCAACACGGTAATATTTACTAGCCTTTCTGGCTACTATTTTGGTTCCTCTTTCTTTATGCATCTTTGCAAACTCACCACTGTTGATCTGTTTGTTAATGGCATCTTCATACTTCTTAACACCATCTTCAATAGAATGGTCAGATTGCACTCCACCAGTCATTGTTGATGGTAATACTGGTGCTTCTTGGATACTCTGTATGGGTTTTTCCTCCCCAGCTTTCCAACTCTCTTCCTGTAAACTCATATTTCTGAAAGAATCCATAACATTTAACTGTTCTTGGTAAGGATAGCCCTTTTTCTTAAGTGGATTTTGGAATTTCTTTGCACCTAATGAATCGTCGCCTTCACTAATTGATTCTTCTTTAAATAAAGCACCGATATCTCCGCCTGAAACATAATCTGGCAACATTTTTTCTAAATCATTATGAGTGACTTTTTTCATCTTCTTAACTTTAGAAGCAAACCCTTTCATTGTTTTGGACTTCATCATCTTCTTAGCAATGTCTTGGCCATTATGAGGTGTGTCCATAGGGTCTTTCTTCTCAACGACTTTTCTTTGGTCTTTTTCTGCAACTCTTCGTCTTGCACCGTCTTTAGATATCCACTCGTTTTGTTCGTCTTCCTCTTTCATGCCCATAACTTTATGTGCAAGTTTAACTAGAGTTTCTAGAGGTGCCTTTTCGATTTTCTTTTTGTTTGAATCGTTGACTTTATCGTATGCTTTTACTACAACACTTGCAGTAAACATGTCAACCATGGTTCCTTTAATCTTTTGTGCTTGTTTGTTTTTAACTATGTCTTGCATTACTGCAAATGCAGAAGCTTCCATTAAAGTTTTTCCGTCACCATAATCAAAACTGTTGTATTGAATCAATGATAACTTAGGCATATTCATTAGTCTTCTTCCAGTAGACATTATCTTTCTCATACTATTGAGAACTTTATCAACATCTTTTTCTTTACCAACTACTATGAATGAGTCATTACCAACTATTCCACCATGTTTCATTGGGCCATTATATCCTAATAGTCCTTTCTTTGCAGCTGCCTTTAACATTTTCTCTGCTTTTTCAGGGTCAGAAGAATTGAATTGAATCTTAACTAATTGGTCTAGGAAAGGTTCTGCTCCTTCGGGAAGGGTATTATCTAACCACTGGTCAAATTCATCAGGGTCGTCTGTTTTGATTTCACCATTTTTGATTGCCCAGTATGCAAATGCCATTGCAGCGTCTTGTGATAGACCTTTATTGTTGTTGTAATTCTTAATATCCTTTTTAAACATTTGGAATAATTGTTTGAGGGATTTTCCTTCATTGATTTCATAAGATTCGTTTGCATACTTCAATGCAAATTTAACTTCTTTGGAGTTTCTTACCTTTTTTCCGTAGAACTTTTGAATTTCTTTTCCAGCGACATCCATTGCTCCACCAAGGTCTAATGCAACCTCGACAGCCTTTCTAATTTCAGGGTCTTTAACTTTGTATTTACGGAAATATGCAGAAACTTCTTTACCCGAGAGTTTTGATTTACCCATAGGCCCTAGAGCATCGACTTTACCGTCTTTGTCTAGAATTTTTCTTTCTTTTAGGTCTTGCCAGATATTCATAGGGGTCTCCTAGTATCCGAACATCATATCGAATAGTTCAGGGTCATGTTTGTCTATGATTTGACCAATTTCTTCTCTAGGCATTGTTTCCATACCCATGAATAATTTGTCCATCAATTTGATAGACCTCTTACTAAGGATTTCCATGTCATCATACATTTCTGTCTCGATGCCTTTCTTGAATTCCTTAATAAATTGTTCGATCTCTTTAGTATCAAACCCTTCTTTCTTCTCTCTCTTTAAGATTTTGGTAGTATCTTGAACTATTTTATTTGCTTTCGGGGATTTGTATTTGCCTTTCTTAGCTTCATCTAAAGACTCGTCTTTTGTCCAATTCTTTTCAATGTAGTTATAGAATTCTTTTTCTTTATCACCTTTAAGTTCTGATGGAGAACTAACACCAAACTTTTTCAGTGCAGCTTTAAAGAACTTTTGATATGCAGACTGGTCATCTTCTTCGATGCCCAATTTCTTCATTTCTTTTCCGATTTTCTTATCGATTTTTAGGACTGATGCAGAAGTAGGTTTTTGACCATCTCCTATTAGTCTAGCTTTTTGTAGTAATAGGTCTGAATATTTAAGGTATTTACCTTCATTCATTTCTTCTTGATATAGTAAGAGCTCCTTAACGGAATCAACTAATCCAGCTGGTAAATCTTTTATACTCATTGTTGGAGTTCTCCTTTCTCAAAGTAGTTAAACATTTTCTGTTTACCTTCTTCATTGAGCTTTAATTGCTTTGCAAGACGGCCTAACATGTTTCTTTCTGTTAGTTTTTCGATAGTCTTTTCAACTGAAACTTTTTCTTCTTTTACTTGTTTATCAACACCGTCTGAATCAGGGTCAATACCGTCTGAATCTTTGTCGATTTCTTCTTCAACAGACTCTTCTTGTGCTTCTGCAACGATTTCCTGACCACATGACTCACATGTTTCGGGTTTTTCAGCTGCTTCAGCAAATGCAGTCTTTAACTCTTCTTCGATTTGATCGTTTAAAATATCGTCTGCACTTTTCTCTACTGAACCTTCTTTTAGTGCGACATGATTTCTAACTTGTGCTAGTTTATCTTTCCAGTTTTCTGATTTGAATGTCATAACAGTATTATTTATATAATCTCCAACCTAACGACAAGATTTCCTTGACCTTTAAGGACACGGTAAAACTTGTTTTTAGGAATATTATATTGTTTTCCTATCTCCATGATTACTGGTTGGTCTTCACCTATCTGTAATTCCCAACCGTTGCTTGTAAATACTCTAACTCTTTTAGTGTCCTTTTCTTTAAACCATAAGTCATCACATTCGTTTTCGAAAGTTCTAATTGTATAGGACTGGTTTGTCCCATGTTTTATAAAGCTCTCTTCTGTATATGGTTTCATGGTCACTAAAGTATTTAGTGTGGTCTATTTTACCTCTATATCCTCATTGTATGGATAGTCCTTTAAAGGATTGCCAAATACTTGAGAAAAATGTTTCTTAACCTTGTTCTTTTGTTCTTGAAAGAATTTTGTTTGCACTTCTATATACTCGTCCATGTCTTGGCCGGGCGTATCTTCTTGATAGGCTTTTCTTATCTCGTCTGTTCCCATCTCATGGACTCCGTTATCGTGTTTATTACCGTATGATTCCCACCTCTTTCTAAGACCTTCGTCCTTCTTTTTCTTTTTCATTGTGGGAGGCATTGATATACTTGGCCCTGTGGAATTCATTGGTGCTTCTTCTACCATATCACCTTCTTTACTTGAGGTGACCCATACCCTAGACCCTTTGGTCTCGTTATGTAGTTTCAGCATGTCTTCTTTAGACCCTGTTTTAACTACTTTGTTATCTACAACTAATGCATAGGTTATCTCATCAGAAGTTTTACCTATTGCGTCTTCACCTACTTTGATAGTTTTTGACTCTTTTTTAAATTGTTTCCAAAAGGCAGCTCTTACTTTTTTAGATATCCTTGCTCTACCTTCCCAATCAGAAGACCTCTGTTTCAATCTATTTTCTCCAAATGACTTCATTCTATTTCCTCATGTTCGTCCACATGATCATCAAATTCTTCTTGTAATTTCTTAACATCGTCTTGTAGATATTCAATATTTAAATCTTGAACGGCATCATCAGGTAAAGCTCCCAGCTCACCTCTTGGCCATTTGATTCTAAATTCTTCATTCATTTCCACTGCATCTTGCATACGAATTACATCTAACTGTAACTGAGCTATTTGACCTGTTAATGTGAAATAGACTCCAGCTATAGATAATATTACAGCAAGTATTCCTATTAGACTTTTTACATCTATAGTTACTTGACTATTTTCTGTTATCGGTTTTACCTTGGGGCTCATTGTGCGTCCTTCCATGCAGCGAATGCCATTTGTCTAATCTTCTTATCAGACTTACCTTTGAATTGTGGTGCGTCTGATTTCCTAAAATCTTTTATGTAATCTCCAACATCTGCATCTGCACCTAATGCCTCTGTTACTTTAAGTCCCAATTTCTTTTGATACTTATTAATCTGTTTTAATATTTTCTTTTTCTCGTTCTTATTCTTTGTATTAAGATACTTCTGCATAAGGTCAATCATTGCATCAGAATCGATACCTTCATTAACTTCTTCGTTCTGTGCAGCTTTTCTAGCGGATTCTCTCTCTGCTTCTATTGCCTTATTCTGTGCTTCTTTTTCTTTATCTAATGCAATCTTCTCGTTTTCTCTTTCATGTCTCTCTTTCATAGCATCCATTTCTTCCACTTGTTTTCTCTTAAGTGCTTCCATTTCCTCTACTTGTTGTGCTTTTAACTTTGCAGCTCTAACAGCAGCGTCTTCTTCGTTAAGTATTTCTTCGGTAAGGTTATCACCAAACTTAAGGAATAGTTTTCCTTGCTCTTGTTTCTTGTCTGTGACTTTGAAGTTAATCATTGCACCAATAGTATTAATATCTGCAATACCCCTCTCTCTATTCTTTTGAAAACTTTTCGTGAGTTTCTTTCCAAGGGTCTCCAAAAGAAACTTAAGAATCTTATTCCATTCCATAACAAGCTTACCCTCGTCTAAAGGGTTTTTGAACTCTTCTCTGTATCTTTTAGTAGCCATAATACTATTTATCCCCTTTCTTCCTTAATAACATGCGTTCACGCCATTTCAGTGCAAGTTTGTTTGAGGGAAACTTAGAAGTCCATGTCATTAATTTACCATATAATGTGTTTGCTTTCTTATCTAAAGAAGCTAGGTCATCGTCATTCTTAATCTCTATGAAATCCTTTTTGAATATAGATTTATATTCGGCTGCATTCTTTTGTGCAGCGTCCCAGTCACCTTTAACAATTTCGGGTGGGAGTTTTCTTGCACGAAGTTGATTTCTTTTCTGTGCATTGTCGAGACTTGCATTTACAAATACCATTTTGTATTCGTATCCTAACTTATCTAATAGTTTCTTATATCCTTTAATTTTAGATGATCTTGCACTGGTAGTATCAAAGATTAATCCTAACCTTCCACCAATATAACTTTCTAAACTTTTCTTTGTAATTGCTTTTGCCTTTGCACGAATTGGGTCACGAAGGGCAGCGTCCATATCTCTTAAATCGAGACTAAGTCCAGCCTTCTTAAGTCCATTCTCAAATGCTTTATCAGTGTTGACCATTCTTAGTCCTAGTGCTTTCAGAGCTAACTTCTTAACAACTGCAGATTTACCACTGCCCGGCCCACCTGATAGGAATACTGCTTTGAATATACCTTGGTCATATACTCCTTCTTTAACTAAGTCTTCTAGGATATATGTGGGTAGGACTCCTTCATTGATTCCCATACCCTTTCTAATTGCTTTGTATAGTGCCTCTTGGTCTCTCTTATTCTTAGAAGGGACTCCTTGTTTAAAGTTATCAAAGTCATCGTCTTCTGCATATGCTCTCATTTTACTTGCAGACATTCCTGATACATCATCTGCGTCAGGGTCACGCTCTCCAGCTGATACAATGTTAATTGATTTGAAGTTATAAAACCCGTGTCTTGCTTTTACATTATTGTATTTTGTTATAAGGTTCTGAAATTCTTTTACTCTATCTGAACCGACAACCATGTTAATTGAACTATATCCTTTTTCATGTAAGAAATTACAAATGTCAAATACAGTTCTTATAGCTGAATCATTAATCATAACTTTCTTACCAAAGAACTTCTTAAGATATTTTATCTTGTCTTTGTGTGTAAGAGGATTCTTTTTCTTATCATTAGAATGAGAAGTAAATAACATAATGTCATCTGCTCTAACCTTTCTTAGTTTCTCTACTAATTTTGCGTGTCCTGTGGTGGGTGGATTAAAGCGACCAAAAGTGAATGTCACACTTTTATCTTTTGCTTCTGTTAGCCATTTACCAAATTGTTTCATACGCCCTCCATGATTAATGTAGGGTGAAAATCTTGTTTAAAAAACATGTTATATTTTCTAAAATTTGCTCTGACTATTCCTCTTTTATGAAAAAAGAATGCAAAAATACTTTTAAAGGTTTTCCCTTTCCATAGTTGTTTATCGTGTTTTAACATCATAAGTGAAATAACAAATGCAGTATAAAAGAGACCTAAACTTTTCCTTAACATGATTCTCTTTCTTGATTTTGAATCTCCTGACACCTGATTATAAACATCAAATGCAACTGACTTGTGTTCGATTTCTTCTGTAGCATGCCATTCCCAAAGTTTTGCTACGGGATTTTTATTATAACGGGAAAGGTTTAAATAATAGTAACTCTGTAATGCAGTTAAGTGTTCCATGCCTACAGTGGTTGCTAACTTAGTAAGTTTATCTTCATTTGCAAAGAGTCTTTGATATTTCTTTTCAAATTTTTCTTGGTCATATCCTCTAAGGTCACATAATAGTTTATTATACTTTGTATGTTCTCGAATATGCATGGCTTCTTGTTTGCAAAAGAGGTCTATATCTTTTAATAATTTTTTGTCTGTAATATCATTTCTGTATGCTCTTACTGACGCAATAAATGATTTCTCACCTTCGGGAAAACTAAGACTTATTGCATTATAGAATGCAGTGAAAAATTTATTATTAAAATTCCAATCCTTTAATAACCAATCTTCTAAATCAAACTTCATGTCTCTAACTACCATTGTCATTTACTTGTCCCAACTCTTGATTGCAGTAAAGTTATTATAGGCAAACTCCATTCTGTCAACGAGTTTAACTGCTTTGCCTTTCCTATCGATTGCAACATAACCTTCGGGGTTGACAACTTCAAACCCAGTTGCAGTCTTTTTAAAGGTTCCTATGCTCTTTACTCTATTTAGGGCAACGATAATAATCTGCTTTGCTATAACCAACTGTTCCATGAACTTGGTAAGGTTGGTTATGAATTTTTTAAGTGAAAGTAGTTCGCTGAATATTTGTTCACCAATTTCTCTTTTAATTTCTTTTGTCTTTTCCATTTTAACTTTACCAACTACTTTATCTCTCCAGTAGTTTTCAAAATGTTTTAAATACCCGTCAGCTGTGGGTTTATAATTACCAGCACGGATTAATGAATTTGTGTATGTTTTATATGAAGCACCAGCAGCTCCCTTTGCACCCATAGCAGTTTGTAATTCCTGAAACTTTTTCAAGTCATTCTTCTTGATACCATGAAATGCTTTACCTACTAGAGATAATGTTTTACTTAATTTAACACTCTCCTTTGCAGTCATAGTAGAATTACCACTCACATCTTTATAGGTTGCATCGTCAACCCACACATCATTATTGTGTCCTAGTTTAGATATATTTGCACCAAAAGAAGCACCAAGGTCTTCTATGGTTGAACCTGTATATGAGGTATGAAATACTATGCCTAGTTTTGCATTTGCAATCTTAGCTCCTAGGTCTGACTCTATGTCTACTGCATAAAGAATAGTATTGGGTTGGAATGTAACATAAGATTTACCGTCTATTGTCTGCATTTTCTTATCAGAAGAGGTAAACATTAGGTCACCTTGTAGTATCTTGTCAAATGATAACTTTGAAAGATACTTAAAGGATTGTAGGAACTTATCTTGTAGGTCACCCGAGAGTTCAGGTGCGTCTTTTATTGCTTTTTCAGAAGTGTAATGTAGTTGTTGTTTGGTGAATAATGATTTCTTTGCAACAAAGAATTGTCCAGTCTCGGGGTGTTTGCCTGCCCAAATTGCTGGAGCTCCGTCCCATTTTACAGTCATGTTGACTTTACTATTGGAATTCCCTTTCATCATGTCTCTAAGACCTTGAAGAAAGTTTATTGCACCACGACCACCATCAATACCTTGATTGATAATTTCGTCTTCTAAATGCTCTAAATGTAGATTTTTCGCTGCCATAATAGTATTCTATCACAAATGTTGTGGAATACTACTATTTATGCTTTTTTATAATTTACTAAAGTGCGATATCGGGTGCATCGTTATCGATGTTATCTTGTAGATTATCAGAATCCGCTTGGTAAACTGCCAAGTCTGCCTTTAGTTTGGTCAGAGCAGCTGCACCTTCTTGAGCTGCGACATCTTCACCATTGTCACTCCAATTTTTCCACACCTTATAGACTCCCCTAACTAAGGAAGTTGCTCTAGTGCTACCACCAGTTGTGGTTTCATCAGCTGTCGGAAATTGAGTTCTCCACCATGCAAAATACGCATCACCACCACCCGTTGTTGTAGTTGTGTGTGCTAATGCCTCCGCATCAGTATCTCCATTTGGGCCAAAGGTATTTGAATTAACACCTTCTATCCAGTCAATGGCTCTTTGGATTCCTAAAATTTTTTCATCTACACTTGCTTTTTCATCTGCATATGCCATATGCTTCCTCCTAAATATAGAACTATTTAGGTTTTCGAAAGGGGTGAGGAGTGAAGTTTATCTTCTAATTGATCTATTTTTAGCTGAATAAGTTGAACCTTGCGTTCTTCCCCATTAGTCTTAGCTTCTTTCAATTTTTTCTTGAGCGCAATTTTATGTGTTATCGTTTCAATAACTTCGTCTGATTTTAAAGTCTTTCTTATCATCACGCCACCATTATGCACGATTCTAATTGCTCTTCTAAAGACTCTAATGGATTACATAGTGGTTCCTCAATAGGCTCTTGAATTGGTATCTCTTCTAGTTCAGGTGGACATAGAAATGTCCCTTCTCTGTCATTATAACAAAGTCCGTCCAATACTTCCATAGAACCACATGCAAATAACGATGCTGTCAGAAATAATATAGTCAAAATTCTCATAATACTATTTAGGGTTACTTTAGAAGTCTCCATCTGCAACTTGAACTACAGTGGTTCCTCTTGCTCTCCACATATCAACGACTTTGTTCCTATCGTCAAATACAAGGTCAATTTTACCACCAATTTCTTCAAACTTGTCAGCAAGTTCTGCTTTGAATACTTCATCAGGGTCATATGAACCATCAGGTCTAAGAAAAAGACCTTGATGACCATCACCAATCCACTCATGAATTTGTGATTCGGTAACAGCTCTTTCTGACTCATTCCTTGCTGA